AGGTTCTTGCCCGAACCATTCGGATTCCAGAGCGCAAACTGCGTAGACGCTCCCGCTGCCGCTGCCCAAATCTGTCCTGCCGTTGGCGTAGTTGACGCTGTTGAAGTCATCGCCATAGAGAACACATTACCCCTTGATGTCGCCTCATAATACCTTCCCTGACCATCTGCTGCAATTAAACTACCAACTCTCGACGCTCTCGCGGGAGCCACTGTCCCGTCTGCAAGTGTCGTTGCACCACTTCTGATTTCTGCTAACATTTTACTTCCTCCTTTTGTAGTTACCTTACTTCTTCAAATATGTAATTAGACATACCGCCCCTTCCTATGCTATATGCTTTTCCATCATTACCTCCATATTGTTGTGAAATTAGTAAATCCATATCTTGATATTCCATATCTCTTGCTACCGAGAAGTTCTGCTTTAGCATTATGCTCTCCTGAAGCCTGTATTGGTAGTCATCAAGGTCTTTCTCCATCCTTACCCTTGGAGCATCTGGAGAACTTACATAATCTCTTGTTGACAAAGACCTGACGGGGCGTTTTTCCGCTACCCAGTAAGTCGTGTTTGTCGGTGAAATGTTACCGGCAGTTAAAACCGTCTGCAATATACATCGGTAAGTCTGGTTATTCCACAAAACTACATCACCATAATAATAAACAACATTGGAGTTCCAAGGTTCAATGACATAAAACGTTTCCCTGTGAGCGGAGTCCTGAACAAGCAGTTCATACGCACCACCGTTGTTGGCGATTGGACGCTGCGGAAGTGTTGTAACCGTTCCAGATACAACAACCGCTGACTGATGAGATGTAGGGGTATAAGAAGCAGCTAAAACGACTTGGCAAGTTCCGCTTGTATATGCAGTGCATTGAACCTTGAACGCTTTTAATCCTGAAACCTTCGCCTGCCATATACCATTCGCAGTTGCACTGACAGCGTTTGAAGTGGCTGTAGCTGAAACGTTGGTATTGGCGACATAAGCATACCAAGTTACACCATCCATTGTTGCATAAAACGAAATCGTTCCCGCCCAAGTCCCAATCAGCTGAAAGGCTACCGTAGCGTGGCCGTTGAGATTGATCATCACCTCATCATTAGCCCTACGCATAAACCCATTAACCCTTAAATCTGGTGCGAAATAAGCTTCTGACTTTAGTTTCTGGGTGTCATCGCTCACCAATCTCTGGGAACCTAAAACCTTCTCAAGATTAGTGTCGTACGTAGCAAGAGGATTTCCTGACTGTAGTTCCCTACCATCAATATCTATCTGAGAAATAGCACCAGTATCCCCTGAAACTACCGTTTCAGCCTTCTTCTGTTCTTCGGTAAGATTTACTGTTACTTCAAGATCATCATTAGTAATTTTCGCTATATCCATTAGATTACATGTACTCTATAAGCCGAGTTAGATACCGCAGTAATGCGTATCTTCTTGATATCCATACGGAGCAACGAAACTTTCTCTCCACCTTTCATAGTCCACTTGTCTCCATAGGTAATTCCGTCCCTGGTAACGTCTACCCGGATATCTCCAGCGCCATCACAAATAATATAGCCGTCTTGAACATAGTGACCCAGATCAGTATAAACATCTAACGTAACTGGACTATCGGCAACAAGGAACGCAGTGTCTTCGTAGGACTTATTAAGCCCCTGGTAAGCGCCTTCACGAACATGCAGATTACCAAGGGTATCTACCTGAGCTTGCAATGCCTCGTGATCCTCCCGATCCGTTTTATGTCCTACGATCCTAACTGGTTGGGCCATTATGAAGTGTCCTTATGCAAAATGCAGGTGATATAGTTGCCCTTCCTGTCCTGAAGCACCTTGACAAGCCAAGCGGCCTGCGTGGTAGAGTCCAAGGTCTCAAGTTTAGTCTCTATATCCGCTGCAGCCAAGGCTAAGGTAGTCTTGGACGATGTATAAGCACTTGCAATATAGTTCGCCATTTTTTCCTCCTTAAGCCTGGTGAATGATCACACCCTGATATTTACCCTGGTCTTTCAGTTCAATGATATCAACATAGTAAATAGCCTTGGTGTTGTCTATCGTTTCCATGAGTGTTTCTAAACCCGCCATGACAGCCTCGATACGATCCGAAGCGGTAGTTAGATCTGTTACTGCATATGCAGCCATCTGTCCTCCTTATGCTGAATTGATATTAACCCAAGTCCAAGACCACGGCTTGCCGGGATACTCAAAAGATATGCTTGCCAGATTGTTAGCTCCGGGAGCGTCGGCATCGGTCATAGTGATAGAAGTGACCTTGACTTCATGCTCTATGCTGTCATCTTCGCTTACCCAGAGCGAGCCGGCATTGTTTTTGGCTACTCCATCAGCAAAAGGACCAATCGTGGTCATCTTCTTGTCCATACTAAACCTGAGTTTAGTTCCGTCCGCCAGAGTGACGTCGTTATCCACAGTAGGAGTTCCTGCAACCCCTCCGCCTATCAATAGACCATCACTTCCGAGATCAATCAGCCTCATAGCGAAAGTCTGCCCTGTTCCTGAAACTGTAGTCCTTGTTCCGTCAACCTTTATCCAAGGTGAACTAGCGGTGTCGATCGTGAATGTAACTGTTGCATCAGCCATATTAAATCTCCTCTTTTAATGAACCCGTTGAAGGGTCGTATTTTACCTTGCTGTCCTCACCATGGACCCGCAAGTCTCTTGCAACCCGTTCGTTGCGATGTTCCTGTTTTGCTTTCAAATATTCTTCACTCTGTCGTGCGTGTTCTTTCGCGTCCATAAATCCTCCTTACCACAAATCTTACAAATAAGTTTTATCATTAGAAATAATTTTTCTGACAAATAATGTGGAGATCGAACCACGACATACATCTTGAACTAAAATTCCTCCTCTTCATAATTATATTGAATCCAAGTCTCTCTAATTCCCTGCAAATGGCCCGCTCGGACCACAAGACATAGTGTTCTCTTCCTTTGAAATGCGGCCATCCGGAGATGGTTGTCTTATTGATAAAATCAATATCCGGAGTGGAAAGGAACAATACGCCCTTATCTTCCAGCAGATCGTACGCTCGCCTGAGAGCAGCAAGCGGATCCGGCATATGCTCCAGTACATGCCCCATCCAAAGAAGATCAAACTTACGTTCAAGCTTCTCACAGCCTGTAGCGCTCTTGATCGCATCATTAGAGAGCGAGAAATCATAGGACAGGAAGTCCCCTTTATAGATATTGCCCTGTCCAGTAAGAGTAGGGTTGACATCTATAGCCCACGTAAGCCATCCCCGCTCTTTCATTGCAGCCAGGATATAGGGAACGCAGAAACCGACCTCCAGCATCATCCTGCCATAGGTCAACTCCTCAATAAGGGGAGCGTACAACCTTAGGAGGTACTCGTACCTTTGCTTTGCGGACTTGCCGTCAGCAAGTAAAGCCACATATTTATCGTCATATATGGACTGATTCTCCGGAAACTTGTCCTGGAATATGACTCCGCAGGTGCAATGATACCATACCGATTTATCCCCTGTCTTACCATCCTCTATAGCATCTGCCCTTATAGTGTCTACACCGCATATAGGGCAGTGTTGGGGGACTATCTTGATACTATTGTCTTTTTGCTCCGATGACTTCAGCAATTCTTCCATAAAGCCTTTCCGGTTTCAACCCTTCGGCCTGGCACCAAGCAGCATGCGTTACCAGTTCGACAGGGCATTGTATGTTAGCATCGTATATTAACCTGAAGCAAGGAGCACAATCGCACTCGGCTTCCAGCGAGTAGTCGTTCTTAAAATGCTTAGTGATGTTAATTCGGGTTGTATGGCCCAATAAACCAATCTTTGGTGTTTCGTAGCAGCCAGCAGCGTGAAGTACACCTGTGTCCGGGGATATGACTAAATCGACAAGTGCCGTAAGCGCTAAGGCAATTCTGATCGGGATCCTTCCCGACAGATTGATTATCTTCGGATCCGTTATGCTTTCCAGGAGCTGACATTTCTCTTCTCCGGTTGTTAAAAATACTACATTATCGTAGTTCTTAAGTACCTCACACATGACAAAATCAGCCCAGGGGTATACTTTCTGGGCACCGGATCCGGATAGCTGCCAGAGGATATTGAACGACCCGGGTACTAAGTGTTTGCGTGCTTCCTCGAGTTCAGAGGAGTCAAAAAATAACTCAGGAAGTCTTTGGTAGTCATCCAGTCCGGCCCACTGCGCCGTTTTGTCATAATAGTTGAAATCGCATAGCGCCCTGCGCTCTTTCTTGGTATAGTTATATTCAGGTTGCACAGGGTGAAGCACGACATTGCATTCCAGGCTCTCTGAGAAATTGAGGAAAAGATCCGGCTTGACTTCTTCCTTGAGTTTCTCCCAGTGCGCAGGCAAGTCATCAATGTGCATAGACTCGTCATGCAGGATATATTCGTCTACGTTAGGGTTGTTTTCAAAGATCTCTTTCCCGCGCTTGTTCGTGTTAAGTACTACGTAATACCCCTGCTCTTTAAGGCGCTTGATAACCGGTGTGAGGATTATCATGTCGCCGTAAGCTCCTAGCCTTATTACCAATGCTTTTTTCATATACCCTTTTTATTGGCGCTCCAACATCTCAGTGAACAATACTTTTGCCCTGGGTTGCTTTTTCTTACCTTGAAACTTTTTCCGCAAGTGCACTTAACTTTCATACGCTACACACACCTGGCAAGGAGTGCCTTTCAGCGCTTCCTGGCCTTCAGTAATCGTCCTAAGTTGTGCTTCACGAAGATGCTGAAATCTGATACTATTCCACATACGCATAAAATTCCTGCCGTCCAAAATACCCATATCAAACCTATCGTCAGCACCAAAACAGCAAGCAGAGAGCCCACCATCAGCTCTAACGTGACCCTCAGTAAACGCAGACCAGCAAGGAATAGGCTTACGCAAAGGCTCCAGAGTTTCATCATCCAACCTCCCCACGTTTCCGGCAGAAGGCGTATAACCAAGCATCTTCTCCATGTAGTCTTTATACATTGACATCTGATATAACGGAAGCCAGTAGTGGCGGTCCACATAAGGCTTGATCTCCGTTTGTATGAACGGCTCCATCTTGGCCTTCTGTTCAGCACCGTACAGAATTGAACTTGCCGACAGCATGGTGTCGTAATTACCGGTGATCTTCTCTATCCAAGCTGACTGGATATTGTCTATAGCCTTTTCGAATAACTCCGGACTCTTATTGGTGATAGTCTTAAATTGCTCACCATCAGAGAAGTTTACCGACCATTTAAGGCTGTCCAGCCCAGCATCCATTATAGCCCTGACTTTATCCGGGGTAGCAAGTGTAGCGTTGCTGGTCAGGAATACATAGGGGAATTTAAGCTCTTTTTTTACCCACTCGCAGCACTTGATCAACAAGCGCGTATTCATGAACGGTTCCCCAAGATAGAATAAGCCGATCTCCTCTACTCCGGAAATGCGCATATCTTCGGTGATCTTCTTGAAGAACTCAAGGTCCATATCAGGAGGCGGAGCGATAGTGCGCATACCTACAGCGCAGAACTTGCACCTAAGATTGCAGTTAGCTGTCAGTTCAATCTTAACGCTCTTAGGAGGAGGCTGTATACCACCCATTTGTATGCGGATATCATCAATCTTGGTTACAGCATCGATCTTATTAGTAATGTCCACTACTTGACCTCCTTTGCCTGAACAACAGCAATAAACTGTTCGTGGCCACGGCGGTTACGCTCTTTCTTCTGTTCTATTATCCTGAACCTCTTGCGCAACTTGGCGTACCAGATGTCAAACTCAAGCAAGGACAGGTGGCAATTGCGCCCATCTGAGTAGTTCTTTGCGGCAGGAGTAAGGCAGATGGAGATAAAAGCCAACTTCTTGGTCAGCTTCTGTAAATGGTCAAGCACGTTCTCTATGCACTCAGGCTCTATATGCTCCAAGACATCTGTGCATACCACAAAATCAGCAGGCTCCGGGTCCTTTGAGTGCTCATCAATACATGGGTCGTAGGATTTATATTCTACATCAACGATCTTCGGCAGAGACTCTATGAGGGTGTTCCTGCCGCAACCGTAGTCAAGCATTGTTATCTTGCCATATCTCTTTGCCAACTGGCCTGCAAGCAACGCCACTCTGCCGGCATAATCCTGTCCTACTGAACCAAACATCACATCCCTCTCAGTGGCATCGTCAGACTTGAGGAACATCTTCTTGTTCATCTCAAGCATATATGGAGTAACGAGCAAGTCATGCTTAGGCTTTTCAACGGCTTCATCTATCTTATTGATGTGGTTAATCAACCCATCTCCAAAGATAATAAATTTAATCCACTCTAACCTGTGTTTCCATTTGATAAACTCGCGGGCTTGCGAGGCGAATACTGGAGTGGACAGATACTCTTTCCCATCATCACACCTTACGTCAAGGATGTTCTCTGACCTATCCTTATCGTATGAGTAGTATATAGGCTTGCCGTCAGCATCTTTCTCAAAGAAACAGCTGTCAAACCCATAGAACTCTACAGTTCTGTAGCCAAGTATGTTGGCTAAAGTCATCGCCCTCAAGCCGGCCATAGAACCGCCTTCAAGCGGAACATACTCGTCTTTATCAAAGAACGCTGCAAGGATCTGAAGGTCGCTTATGTTATCTACAATAGTCCCGGAAAGCGATACTACACGCTTGACATTATGCCCTTTCAGTGCCTCGAATACTTTAGGGTGGCAGCAGATCCCGATGAGGTAGGTGACGTCCTTATGCGGATTCTGCACATCCTTGACCTTGCCTTCTTTCGGGTCTATCATAAAAAAATAGTCAGGGATGATCTCGTTCGAAATCAGCCAATCATGAGTCTTATTGGAGCAGAATATCCTGTATTTAGTCTTGTCTTTGCTCTTCGCACGGATATCCTCGAGAAAGAGCTTTGCGGTAGGGCCTCCGCATACCATGACCATTGTAAGGTCATTCTCTGCCTCGATATTAACGAGAGGCAAGTCTAACTTACAATTTGCCCTTATCTGGTTTATGAAGTCTTTCTCCTTGATAGGCAACGTGCCGCCCTCTGGCGGTGGTCCCCATTCTCCAACAAGCTCTTTTCCGTACATTTATGACTCCTTTAGGTTAGGGGCGGAGGAGATCGCTCTCCCCCACCCCTTCGGTTAATTAAGCATATGTATCAGGGAACAAAACCTGATAATCATATGTTACTATCCAGTCACCCTTTTCGTTTGCTGTCAGTTTCAACGCTATGTACTGAGAGATAGTCTCAAGCGTCTTCTCTGTCAGAGTCAGGGTAGTTGCAAACCCTAACGAACAACCGGAAAGCGTGAGTCCTTTCAGCGTGGTGGCAGTTCCGGCAGTATCATAGTGAATAACCTGCAGTGAACCGGCAGTCGCTGAAGGTGCAGAGATAGCAAGAACTGATACCCTGCTTACCAGAACTTTGTTGCGTGAAGCAAAGTGCGCCCAAAGTGTACCGGAAGCCTGTCCTGCTGCTCCTGTCCAACAATGCTGATGCTGACCAGTAAAATAAGGATGCGAATACGAGCCGACATCAGAGCCTCTGGTATAGTTTCCAGCCATATTAGCCTCCTTATAGTGAAGTCAGGTGGATAATTCTCGTTTCCGAGTCATTGGTAAAATCCCAAGCGATTTTGAAACCGCCGAGATAGTACCACGCGATCGCCTGATCTCTTCCGAAATCTTTAGGCAGATCGATACGAATATCTTCAGGTATGACTATGCCTTCACGTACGGCATCGCCACCGAAGAATACTGCTTCTCCGTCCACGCTACCAGATCCTAAGGTGTTCTTCAGGATATTGGTCTCTTCCACGAAACGGCAACCATAATACTGACCAACTTCGCCGTTGTATAGCGGTTTGGCAGTAGTCTGGCTGATCTTGGCCTCAAAGAAATCATAGAGACCGCGAATGCTGTTTGTAGAAGCGATACAGATGTAGTTGCCACCATCGTAACGCGGAACGTTCAACGTCTTCAGTTTATCAACGACATCGCGGACGGTCTTGTCTGACATCGAACCAGACGAGGTTGCGGAAGCGGTGCCGGAAGTGCTGAAGGTTGTCGTTGCGGTGTTTACAACAGCCGCTTTGTACACGCAGGTTTTAAATTCTGCGGCAGCTGCTGAATCCAGGACTTTGGCCATGTCATTTCTCAATACCGTTTTCACGATATCAGGAACGGTAACATCTGCTAAGCTCTGGACCTTGAGTGTATACGGGATTGCATTACCGTATTCGTTGACCGTCAGAGTGCTCTGGACGATCGTGTAATTCCTCTTCGGAATGGTCGACGTTTCGCTCAACGTCCCGCCAGCTGTAGAGATATTGCTGATCTTATCAAAGAACACTTTATCTCCACGATTCTTGCCGGCTGCGGGGTCAGCATTGACGAATTGTCTAAACTTCATCAACGGCTGCAATTATGTTACGCTTTTAAAAAGCGGTTGGTTATTTCTAACCAACTCTCCATATTTCTATGGAGTTCAGACTATATCTTCAGTTCGGTTGAACTGCACCCTGTATTTTGTATCTCATCGAAGGGATTTGATTTATCATTGGTGATACTATGTCAAAGAACCTGGAATTATCCTTGTGCTTCAGATACAATCGGTAATATTGAGTTTTCCGATGGATATTCCAATTCAAATCCCATTTCAATTTAAAGCATTTCTGGAGCATTAAATGTTCGGCATAATTAAAATTGTTCTTATTCAATTCTACCGATCCGTTTGAAGAATAACTCCCATCATCCATATAAATTATGGCTAAACCAATATCTGTGAGCATTTTCAAGCAATGCTCGTCCAGAGTTTTCCTGCCATTATAATATAGACGTTCCCATAGTTTAGTATAGAAAGGATGGCACATAGAGGAAATCCGAATTGTTTTTGTCTGGTTGAATCCCCCTATATAATCATCCATCCTTACTGAAGTTATTTCTTCAAGCATTTTCCTTTTCCAGTTAAGGTAATCAAGAGATTTTTCAGCATGCGCCACAGACAGTCTTGCGTTTTTGCTTGCCCCATGACGGCTTATGCCATTTTTTGAAGTTGCTGGCAATGCTAGTGAACCATCTCCGATTACCATCCCTATAACTGCTCCTTTTAATTCCTGCTTATTCATAGTCGTTACACCTTCCTTGCTGGATTGGCTCGGTATTATCCTTTCGGACGTCCACCGAATTAAGGGTGTTTATTGCGGCCCATTTTGTTAAGCCGCATGGCGAATCTGCTTGCTTAAGACATTGTTCGAAAGGAACCCACCGAGGGAATTAATTGCCCATAATTGCTGTGACATGTGTTAAGACTCCCTTTCGGATTGATACTTTTTACGCTCAGCGATAACCTCCGCCAAGCGGTCGTCATCTGTCTGGCGTTTCGCAGGCCGTTCTTCGGCCCCGGCAACACCGCTGACAGGCGATTTTTTCATTCTCTCCTTGGTAAGCTTCTTCTCAAGTTGCTTAACCTTAGAGTCCCTTCCTTTACCTGCTTTATCACGAACGATTCTCGTCAACGCATCAGCGACTGCAAGTTTCTGACCTCCGGGTTGCCGGTAATACCTGGCTTTCTCCGGATCACTGGAGGTGTATAACGCAAGAGCTACCTGATAAAGTAGGCTTGTGCTATCCCTCAAGTTAAGGTCTTTGTGGGAAGTAGGCCAAATGGCAGGAACTTTAGTATCAGCATATTTATCATACGCTGAAACCGTATCATTCCATTCATTCTGTATTGCCTGCTGTTGCTTTACGGACATTTCTCTTTCATCAGTGTACATCTTAATAAGATCATTCTTCATCTTATTGAGTTGATAATCGAAGATGTCCATAGCCAAATCAGCATCGCCATCCTCCAGAGACTTCTTCATTGCCTGACGAAGTTGCTGTGGAGTATACTCAGGAGACCTTGCGGTTTCCTTTTGCCCCTTAAACGATCTTAACTCTTCCTGAGCAGCCTTTAATTCTGCTGTCAGCTTGTCAATGCGCTTCTGAACATTTGACGGTTTTTCTTCGGCTTCAGCGTCTTCACGAAGGAGTCTTTCTACATCGCCTTCTTCAGTAGCCTCCTCCTCCGGGGCAGCATCTTTCATTCCAGGCTTAATCGACTCAGCGATCTCCTCTGCCTCTGTGGAAACTTCTGCTTCTTCAGTAGATTCAACCTCCGGCTCTACAGCGGCCTCATCAGTGGATTGGAAGGGAGCATCACCGATTGGTAATCTCTCTTCAGGTGCCTCAGTAACCTTTTCTGCAACATTAGCTTTTTCAGCCATTTCTTCCTCCTCCAGCATTTTAGGATATGCAGAAACCTAAGCCAGCGCTTCTAAGGGATGCGCAGGACCTATAAAATCTATTCTACTTTCTCCCACTTACCATTATCAAATTTCCAACGACCGGAGCCTAACTTCTTCCCCTCTCCCCAGCCTATTTGTTTATTGCCGACTCCCGAGAAGGAATGAACGCTGTTTTCAGGTGCGCATTCGCGCTCGATTTCTTTAAGGGCCCGTTCACCTTCCGCGAGTCGGCATTGATTTTTCAAAGACTTTATTAGATTCTCTTTTGCTTGAGGATGACCACCGTTTCTCTGGATCCTCTTTATCCTACTAACTACATCAGCGTATCTCATCCCTGACTTCGGAAAACTCATTTCTTTTTGCTCTTTCCTGCTGCGGCAAGCGCTATGGCAATAGACTGTTTGTGCGACTTGCCATGTTTCATTTCCATTTTAATATTTTTCCCGATGTTCTTCGCACCCTTGAGTAATGGCATTTAACCCTCCACCTTATATCTAGTCTCATCAACAAGAGGAACCCTGTATCTCTCTTGCTTATCCTCAATAATCTGCTGCATCTTAGTTCTTAATATATCAAGCTGCTGCTTGTGGAACATAATCCTGGAATGTAGATCTATCAGCGCCTGTTTGTATCCAATATAAAACTCGCGGCGTTCTTCTTTCTTAGCCCTATCAAGTTTTCCGGAAACCCAGACATCCCCTATCTTTCCGCCTACTACATCAATAATAGTACGCTCTATTATAGGATCAACCACATCTCTCCAGCCAGGAGAAGCCAATAGATCAACTACCTTCTCACAAACCGCTATCTGCGTAGATACCTTCTTCTGCTCTTCATCAATCAACTTGTTGTATGTCTCGGGCGAATAGCTCATTACATCATCCTCATTGGGATACCTGCTGCTTGACCTGCGGCCATAGCAGTACTTGCGGTCTCCTGTATGTTTTCGACATTGTTCTCCTGTATTGCCTCTAACTCTTTATTCTCATCCTTAAGATTCTGCTGATCCTTGATGCCTTGCTTGTTAGCCTCCTGCATACCAGCCAATTGCATTTGCATCTGCTGAATCTGCTGTTGAAGCTGGACAATCTGCTGCTGAGCCATTTCAACAGGATTGGTGCAGAATAGATCAGGATCCTTAACGCCATCCTTTTCTAGCCAATCTTTCAAAGCGTTGTATCTATCTTCGGAGTTGACTATATCTGCGAGTCCAGGATTCATGATAACCTGAAGCCTCATCTGTGCTTTCTGAGTAGCTAGTGCTTCATTCGCAATCTCTAAATCACCATTAGACTTGACTGTGGCAGGGAAATTGAAATCTTCTCTGGTTACTTCCTGACCATCAACGTAAATACTGTCGCCAAGCCTCTCCTGCAAAACATAGAACATCTTCTGGTATACGCGAGAGAGCGTTTCATTCCACGATATTACCTCAAGATTCAATGGACCAGAGTTATGCTGGATGCCTACCTGAATCTCACCAAGAGTCTTGCCACCGCCGGCATTAGTGGCATTGCGGAATAACTGATCAGAGACTGCAAGATATTCTTCAGTATAAGCCTTTAAGATTCCCATTATCTCGGTTGAGTTCGGATCCGGTTTCGGATATTCGCTCAACTGCTTGATTTCTGCACCTAATTGCCTTACCGGAAGCTTGGCTCCAGGAATCATTCTCACATGAGCGTCCATAATCTGAGAAGTATCCAACACTTCCCACATGGGAGTATTGCTCATTTCGTCCCGGATTATCTTGTTGTTAATACACCGCTCCATGATCTCCTGCATAGCACGTATCTGCTCAGGAACGCCACGAGAAGCAAAGTATCTTGAGTCTTTTATCTCATTATCATCCTTCTCATAGAACCATCCCTTAAACTCAAATGGGAAATCAATGTCCTGCGCCAGAGCTCTTTCCGGATCAGCCACATCAGCAAAGAAGGTAAATACTTTCCTATATGAAACATCAGATTCCTTTTCCTTATACCAGCAGGAAATCATCTCCATGCGATACAGGTCTGTCCTTGAGGCATTATCAGCTATACCCTCATTCCTTGCCTTAGTTGTATTTACTATGTCTTGCTCGCCTCCAGCCCAATAAGGAATCTCTTCAAGATCCTTCTTAAGGAATATCTCTTTCTCAATCAACTGCTCAATCACGTGCCTAGGAAGGAAGAACTCTTCTTTGATTCGGACCGCATCATTTATATCCTGTGTATAGGAAGGAACAGTTATCTTGGTAGGATCAATTATTTCAATGCAAGGAAGGGATTTATATTCATAAACCTCAAACTCAATAATTTCGTTACCAGCCATAAACTGCTTTATGATATCGTCAATTATTTTACTCTCATCAGCATCCTCTGGATCAAGATTATATCTTTCAGCAAGGAAAGCCACCTTCTCTGCCTTGGATAACTGCTTCAAAGCAGCAACAGTCTCTTCATCAAAATCACTCAAATCAATAACCTTAGAAATAATCCTGCACTCAAACTTCTCCCCAATCTTAAATATGCAATGGCCATACTGTTTACGGTTATCCGCAGCCAACATCAACTTCTTGAACCAATCCATATCAGGAGAGCGCAGAAACATATTCATTACAGATTCTGCTTTCCTAGCTTTCTCTTCAAGCTCAGGGGTCGCTTGAATGCCATCCTTTATGCCAACTCTGCACATCTTCTTAGGTGACCAGGCCGACAAAACCAAGTTGGGCAACGACTTCTTAATAATCTTATCAGTTTCAGGAAGCGGAATATCCGGGGCACCGGGATAAGGAAAGCTGGTATACCTCTTAACACCAAGCCGCTGGTTACAAGCAATGACCATCTTATTCTTCCAGGTCTGCTTGTCCATCGAATCAATATTAGTCTTGCCGCGCAGATCATTTATAAACTTCAAATACTTCTGCGAAAAGTCCGGATCTAATGACTGATCCTTAATATTAGGTTTATCTGCATTATCTACTGCCATAGGTATTCCCCTCTCGATTCGTCATGGTATCTCCAGCCATAAGGATTAACTTCATGCAACTGATTAAGCACATTAAATTTCGCCCTACTAAAATCCTTAGCCGGATCCCTCATATTCTTCGCACCCCACAACCCAAGAATAAAAGCATCAGCCCTATCCGGAGACCTTCCCAGCCTCGTCTTCACCGCATCTTTAGGCTCTATAACAATCTTCCCGTTCGATCTATATGAATGTTCCACCGCCCCGAGCTGCCTAATCAACAAAGGATCATTAATAATAGAAACTCTACCTTTCTCAAAAAGCTCCCGGGCATACCACCAAATCTCAGACTTCAGGTTGGCAAACTTCTCGGAATCCACCGCCTTCTCGCCACCATTCACCGCCAACACTCTCTCATCCATCTCCCTCAACCTATCCGTCACCCCACCCCCAAGTGCAGCATCATCAACCACTAACATCCCAGCACTATAATTCTTCCTCTTATTTATAATCCGCCCCACCGTCTCCATTAAGGATTGTTTATTACTCACATCCTGATCCACAAGCCGGTTGCCAACCAAATAATCAATCACAATCTCATCATCCCCGAACCTCGCAATATCGGCCGCCACCACCCTTTTCTCCTCAATCTCAATCTCCGCATTCACCGCCCTGCGAATCCAATCCCCGGGAATCACCGCCTTGCCACTCGTCAACTCATCCCACGACCCCTCCAAAAAAATCTTCACCCAATCCTCCGGATACGACTCCCTTAACTTCGCCTCATAATCACTCGGCAAAAACGGATTATCCTTCGGCAAACTCGGAATAAATTTATAATCCGGATTACTGTTATACACAAACATATCCTTCAGCCAACAATCCGCCGGGTTACTCGCCAACAACCCAAAGAACGGCGGAAACGCCCCACTAGCCACCCTCCTCCTCAACCTCGACTGAAACAACAAAAAATTTTCCTTCGGAATCTCACTCGCCTCATCCAGCGCAAACCACCCCAGCTCCATCGACTTCAGCTTACTCACATTCTCCGCCTCACTCATCCCCATATAAATAATCTCACTGCCATTCACCAACCTAATCGTATGCTCCGCAAGATTATGACTCGCAATTATCTCCGACGGAAAACACTCCTCAATACACTTCAGCGTCGAGTTCTTGAAGTCGCTGAGGTGATACCTACACATCACACCCCGATTGCCTGGATAAGCCAACGAAAGCTCCTTGGCCTCCTCGCATAGCCACCGGGTCTTGCCCCCTCCCATCGCGCCACCAAACAACTTATAACGATTGGAAGCACTATGTGCTATGGCCTGGGTGGGAGTGGGAGTGTAGGTACTTTTGAATTCCATAAAATTAGGTGATACCTCCTGGGGTCGAAAATGTGGGAGATTTGCTTTCGCCGGTACTACCTTCTACAATTGTATGGGACCCATTCGCCATACGCTTCGCATAATATATGGCCCGGGCCCTGGCGATCGCATCACGCTCGGCGTCGATCCTATCTATAATACCTTGTATATGCTCTATCTGTCTAATATCCATCCTACTTCCTATAATATACAAAATGTTAACTTGCTACTGAGACGCAATAACCTCTTTAACTATAGTAGTATCAACGACTTGTGTATCATCATCACCATCAACTGCCGGGTTGACATCGTTATCGCTAGCCTGATTTATGCATAGGTATTCATTATTCTCTTTTGCCACCTCCGGATGGTTGGCTTCGGTGATTGCCGGCCGGGGTACGTTGGATATGTACGTGATATTTGGATCTTTGTTCAGGCTCAAACTCATATCCTTCGGTAGACACGCCTGACAAAACTTTATAAGTGTAGCTGTATCAACAGTTTCCAACTTATTGTCGTGCTGTATCCGACGCAACAGTATCCGGAAGAGCTTATCCCGAATTACTGGGAGCGTGTTCTTGCTACCTTTGGGCCTTCCTTGGCCAAATTTATTCCCTACTTGGAACGCCATACGTTATTCCTTATTCATTCGACACGCCCTTTAACGCGTGCCATTATGCTCAAAAGTGCTTAAAAGCGATTGTTTCCCTGCGTTATTCTTTTTGACACATTTTTGACACGACTTTTGACTTATTAAAGTTATTTGTCAAGTCTGTGCCACATAGAGTTACGGTGGTTATTAACAGGTTATCCACAGTTTTGACACGTTGCTCTGTACTTTATATGAATATACCTCTATCACCCGTACCTTATTCTTTTTACTAATGAAAAGGATAGAAAACGTGTCAAATGTGTCAAATGTGTCTAGTTGTTGTGCGCCAATGGGTTACAATTGACACGTTTTTGACACATTGACACGACTTTACTTCTTCATGCCCATTTTTAGCACTTTATCGTCCAAATTGAAGAGTGGAAGCTCTTCAAAGGTGCAAATGCCCCGGGTAATTAGTGCATGGTGGTTAGGGCAGAGCCAGCGCACAATGCCTTCTTCGTGATGGGCGTCAACTGTTAAAGGAAATCCACAAATTTCGCATTTTATGTTGGGCAAGGTTTCTCTCATAAACTTGACCTGCCTTAGGGATTTCTTACGACAAGACAAAGAGCAAATGATCTTGGTGCGACAAGTGGTGATAAATACTTCTTTGCAGATCGGGCATTCTCTGAAAAACTCTTCTTTTTCTTTCTTCATGCGTCCTCCTTACAGGATTAGGCTAGCCGGGAGTAAGGTCCCGGCAGAGGGAATGACCCTTTTCGCCTTACTTCATCGAGCCTTGGGCTTCCTTTGGCTTAGAATGGCCATCGTAGAAGCCTTTGGGGTTTTTGCAAGATCCGTTCTGAGCGTACTGGCATGTGCGCTCAATAGAAAAAGCGCCAACAGGCGCTTGATTTTTCATGGTTAGTTTTCGTATGCAAGAATCCACGGTGCAGGTGGCAAAAGTTGTGGTCACGTGATCTCCGGTTGCAGTTGTCCTAATATAAGTTTAGTGATGGCAGGTGGTTATATCAACCATTTGAGCCCACGTGACGCAGGAGTAAGGTTTCCACGACGGAGCGGAGGTGTTGGAGTTTGTTTTCGGTGGCTTCGATTTCGGATAAAAGTGCGCGCAGTTTTCGGGCGTCTTCGGCGGAGAGGGTCTGGTGGCCGGGAAAGAGTTTTTGGAGATAGCGTTGCGGAAAGCAGATGCGGATTTCACGGAATTGGATGATGCTTCCCACAGCGGTTGTCTCCGAGGTTTTGGGGCTATTGGTTCTTGTGGTATCTGGTACAAGTCTTGGTGCGTGAGTCTAGGAAAATGCAGGTTTCCTGGGGTGCGCGCCAGGTGCGTGTGCATTTTCCTTTTTTGTTGTAAACACATTTTACGGTGTATGGCTCGAGGCGGTTTTTCATCAATATGTAAGGCGATCGTAAATCCTTACTATGATATATATTAAAACCGCACAAGCAACTATTGTGGCCAATGCGCCCATCATCATCCCGGCGCCTACAAAAAACCCACTGTGTAACATTTCCATAACGCTCATTTTTTCCTCCATAACTTGCAGTATTTAATGGTCAGATACAGCTTCTCGAAAAACATCGTGATCCGGTAGAGCATAGGCTGTCCTTTCAGGTTATAACTCTATTCTCTTGTGTAAATCGTCTAAACTTAAAATGGATAACTCTATCTTTTCTGCAAGATTCTTCAAATCCTGTGCCAGCGGAACAGATTGTGTTGATTCTTTTCCGATTGCTTTTTCTGATGAAACACAAAGAGTTTCACACCAAACACTACGAGTCCTTTCGTATAATTTCTCAATAGAGTTGTGTAGCGATTCAGCAAGAGCGAATAACCTTGCCATTTGCTCTGGTATTTGTTGTTGTTTGATTTGACTTGAAACACATTGGTTTGGCATCTTTTTTATTCTCCCTTTCAGGCTAATGATGTTGCTGAATACCACATTGGTGGCTGTGCTGTTGTGGTAGTTACACAATCATCCCACTTTTTTACTAATCTGGCATCTTGCAGGCAAACAGAACCGCCAACCCCTAGAACATCTGCTTGCCGTGTCAGAAAGGGCGCACTACCACCGAAATTCTGTCGAGGTTCTTGTCTTTGAGTTCAATGGCTTCCCTGATGACCTTTACTGCTGCCATCTTGTCATCCTTAGCTGATACAATCTTTGGTTGCATGATGACTGTTTCCTGCATGGCCTCTTCTTGCCTTTGCTTCTTTGTTGGCTCCTCTACTGCGGCTACCCAATACAACATAGCTAACTCCTCCTGCCGGCTTAAGGTGCGGCGTTACCCCTCTCGATGACCTCGTTAAGTATTCTTGCTAAGGTCAGAATATGGTCAATTATTTTATCTGTATCCTCATAACTTGTCCAACCCGAAGTTAAATCTCCCTGTAATAATTCAATGGCTAAATATATTGTATCTATCAAGTTCTGATTATGCTTGGGTGGTTCTTTTGGAGTATCAAGGGCAAGGATTTGGTCGGCTAATTTATAGATTTGTTTTTTATTCGTATCAAGGGGCAGATTATCAAGTGCCCATTTCAATATCTCCGCTATCCGCTCACGCTTTTCTTGGCTGGTCATTTTATCCTCCACTTTTTCTTGATGTCAGATAGGCATTGGTCATAAGTATTATCCTCAAGGTTCATTTAGATAGCTCCTTTTTTGTTCAACTGTAATTATTGTGTCATTTTTACTGCCACCGTGAGAAACCAACAATATCTCTAATAATTTGTATCCCCGATTTTTCCCTAATCCGTTACTATTCCACCCGCAACAAATTACTATTCCATTGGGTTTTATAATCCTTGCAAGTTCATTTTTACATTCAGCCCAGTATTTCATAGAGGCATATTCTTTTTTTCCATACATTCTTGCTTGAGTAATTGAATAAGGGGGGTCATATAATCCCCCATCATAACTTTCTTTTTTCCAATTTTGTAAAAATCTCAAAGCGTCATCGTGATAGCCAACGGGGGCTTTGGGGTCTAAATCATTTGTGGTTTGTGCAGGACTATTATATCCGGCAAAGGAATCAACCCAAAACTCATCTTTTTTCATATACCTATTTAATAGTTCTTTAATGGGTTTTATCTGAAAAGTCCATCTATTAGGCATAGCCCAAACCCTATTTATTTTTAGCTTATCCTCAAGGTTCATTCTCTCCTCCTTACCATAATCCCACGGGGGATTGACTTTATTGCACCTACAAGGCTTTCCTGCTCCTCCACAAACGCACTTCTCAAACTCTCTCCAGAAGTGGGTTTCGCATACCCAACCTGTATCGTAGCAATAGCCACAAGGTTGTCTTTTCATCCGCTATCCTCAAGGTTCATTTGGACTCCTCCTGTTCCTCATAATCTTCGCAATTATCATAACCCTCACAACCTTCTTCGTGTAAATAACACCATCCTTTACTTGAATTTTTGATTTTGTATGGATTTTCGTTCAAATGTTTACATTCTCCCTTCATCTCTCCTCCTTATCCTCAGGGTTCATTTGAAATCACTCCTATCCGCCTTTTGGCTATCTCTAAGTATTCACTATTTAACTCTATGCCTATAAAGTTTCTATTTAACTCTTTTGCCGCAATTCCAGTAGTGCCGGAACCCATAAAGGGGTCTAATATGACCTGACCCTCTTTGCTTACTAACTTGATTAGATACTTCATTAAGGCTATGGGTTTAACTGTGGGGTGGTTGTTTTTCATATAACTTGTAAATCTTTCTTGACCCTTACTCGGCTCTTTCGTTCCATTACAAGTTGCCCTATAAACCTTTCTTTTTTCCTCAAATTCTTCTAACCCCATATCCCGTTCCCTCTTTGACGCTTTACAGCAGTAGAAAAAGCGGGAGGCGGAGCCAGAATCGTGTATTCCTTGTATTGCCCCTTTATTATTTACTTCTTTTTTAATATTGTTCCAACCATATTTACCAGACTTGCTATTAGCGGCTTTGCCAATACCACCATATTGTCCTTTTACACTCGGAAACAAATCTACTACTTCTTGAGAACCATCGTGGATAAAGTTGGCTGGGAAGCGACCAAGTGATGTGTCTGGTCGGTTTGTTTCGGTTCCTTTGGGTGTATTACCTGGATTAAAATTATTTCTAATCACCCTCCCTTGCGGAGTGGCTGATGCCCTGTCTTCTTCTGATTGGTATTTAACCCTACATCCATCTATGCTTATCCCACCCGTTCCCCACCTCAGGACATTCTCGGCTACGGACTTTTCGGATAGGGGCTTTCGGGCTAACACTATGGGCTCGTGTGCTGGCTTGAGGGCGGTACCCCAACCTTCCCAAAGGGAGTTACCTTTGGTTATTTCTTCGTCTTTTGCCTGTCCAAAAGCTCCACCCCCAATAGCACCTCGTTCTTCGGCTATGGCAACACCTTTTTGGGCATGATGTTTTATTTCGCCAGTTCTTATCCTTTCGTTTCCCTGCAACTTATCCACAGCCTTGCCAATATTCAAAGACTTCGGGAAACCGGAACCATATACCCACATAATCTGGTCTCTAATCTCAAACCCTGCATCTTCTATAGCGCAAGCCATACGATGATAAGTCCTGCTTCCGCCAAAGCTCAATAAATGTCCACCTGGTTTAAGAACTCGTAATGCTTCCTTTGCCCACTTACGATGCCAATCAATCTGTTGTCTTGCTTTATATCTTTCTACCCCGCCACAACGACAATCACGGGGAGGGTGGTCATAAATCCACTTTCCGCAATCGGGACACTTCACATTCCTATTCCCCCCTGATGTCTTGGGAAGAACAAAACCCTTAAAATCTCCATTACTAAAACCACCACTTAACCTATCCCATTCCTTACCCATAAACTCTAACCCATATGGCGGGTCAGTAACAACAGCATCTACGCTGTTTTCGGGGAGTAAGGGCAGTATGTCAAGGTTGCTACCTAATCGCAGATCAATCATTTTTCACCTCATCCATATCGAGCACCAGGTCAGTACTCCGGCCCCTACCCAATAAACTACTCTAACCCAATCACCATAGAACAGATAGACAAACGAGGCACATAAATCCAAGATAATTAAAATTGTGGGGAATAAATATCTCATAACTTATCCACAAGGTTCATCTCCACCTCACTTGGCCATTGGACATGTAATTACTGCGCATATCATCCGCCGCTTCCTTATCTTCCCGGTCATCATCTTCTGTCCGCACATATTCCACATTCTCGCACTTATACCAATCCACTCCAAGTTTCTTGCAGTCCTTACAGAGTTCACCACTTTTGATGCACTTATTATATCCCATTGGCTTCCTCCACATAGTTATTCATCTCTGCCTTTTGAGAGTGCATATAGCATACCTTGTCAGGGTTAGCATTAGCAACCTTGGTATTGCACTCAGGAAATATGCACTTCCTAAGCATGAATCTCACCTCCTTAAAAGCAAGTTGCTATCAAATCACCTCCTTTGTATTCGCAGTCAGAACAGTCACCCTGGCATCCAAAACAGACGCAGTTACCGCAACCGAACTGGTCTTTTATCCAGCAGTCTTTCTCTCCTTCGCACATAAGGCCTCCGCTATTTCATGCCTAACAAAATGCCTAACTGTAGGATGACCGCTCCTAACCAGTACAGGCTCCGTGCAAAATTGCGTTCCCATACGCATACCATCATAATAATAATATACTCGAGTATTAGTATGCGGATTAACCAGTTGCTCATTTCATCTCCTCAGCCATTTCGCCACTTTGATACGCAATTCATCCAACGGCTGCTCGTAAGCTGAGCCTTCAAAGTGACTCACTACATCGTTTATCCTATTAAACGTCTGATGCCTTCCCTGTAGGGTAGGATTTGCAATGGTCTGTGGCCAACTCGCTGTTGCTGTTGTAGTGCTTCCTAAAACTGACCATCCACTTATACTTTCTCCATCCACCGGGAAAATACTTGCGTAGGCACTTCCGTCACTATTGCTTAACATCTGTTGTGCTTGTTGCGACAATTCTTGAGACGCTTTTTGATACGCTTGTAGAAGATCATCACCGTAAGAAGTTGTTGCCATTATATTTTTTTGGTAAGCTGAAGATTCACGTTAGGCAGACGTGCCATAAGTGCCGTGTAAATCTCTTTCAGGTTCCCAACCTCCGTATTCATCCGCTCTTCCAGTTTAGAGAACAGGTCTTTGTGCATTTTGAGCAGTTCCTCTGTCTGTGTTTTGCGGAATTCCACAATCTGCTCTGCTGTCTGTTTGGCTATTGCGGCCTTCTCTTGGTCAACCTCCATCTTCAATTTCTCTTCGTTGATGCGTTGCATATGGACTATCTCTTCCTGCTCCAAGCGTTTCTTCAGTTTCAAATCCTCCAGCTCTTCTTTCGTTGTCCGCAACGCTTTCAAAGTCTTCTCGTATTCCTGTTGCAGATCCTTCAGTTCCGCCTTTGTAGCTGTCCAAAACATAACTGCCTCCTTCTTGCCGGCTTATAAGGGGCGGCTTACCCTTGTCTTTATTTAGTGCTTCTTCTACTATTCCTATTGTGCAATGTTGGGCTCCCCCATGACCAAACACACATAACTCTTTGAGTTCATATCCTCTTTTTTTGCCCATAAAATTATTATGATACCCAAAACTAATTACCCTCGGAGCGAATCTAATTAGTTCATCTGCTATAAGGCGAAATTTGCTTGTGTAATGCCCTTTATAAAATTCCATACTTTTACGGTAACTGTATGGAGGGTCTAAGATAACAGTATCATAAGTTTGCTTACATCCCTTAACAAACTCATAAGCATCTACATATACATCTGCTATTGCTTCTCTGTCTATATCAACCCTGTATTCTTCAATATTCAATTTAATCTTTCCGGCAAACAGATTTAATACTTTTCCAATCGACCTATCCTCAACCCATTCCTTGATTTTAGGAGAAGTGAAGGTATATTTATTGAGATTTGTTGGTATATATGTAAGTTTGATTTTATCTCACTTCCTTAGATAAAAATACAAACAATAGCAATAAGATAGAAGGCAATAAGACCAAGCACTAAAAAAAGGAGTATAACAAAACTATTATTCATATCAACTGTGATTTCCTTCCTGCCGACTTAAGGTGCGGCGTTACCCTTATTCAAAAACTCCCGTAACCATTCAACTATCCTAATAACCTCATTTTAATGGGTCGGCATAGAATTGAACTATGTCCTGTAAAAACTGGGGCGTGAAGGACTCGAACCTCCAATTGTTGCTCTACAGGCAAGCGTGATAGCCATTTCACTAACGCCCCTTCTTCATTTTACCGTATATCCCATTGTTTTCAAAATGGGTCCTACCGTTGCATCGACATATGGCACGCTGGAATTAAATAAGGCAATAGCATCGTCGCCTTTATTAGAAATATCTCGATCTAAATCTTGTGTTAATGTAACAGTGATTGTATATTCGCATTCCAAATCAAAAAATTTCTTTGTCTGGTCGCCATAAGATAAGTGCAGGCTGATATCTGCTTTAATATTTTTAGGGTCAACCTTATTTGTATTATTTATTACATATCCACCACGAATATTTTTTGCGTTAAATTCTTCCCCACCTGAAGGTAGTTTCATAACTTCGATTTTGTTTAGAACAAAACTACAATCTTTAACTAAGGATTGTAACTGTTGCACCTTTTTTTCTTCTTCAGGCATTTTATCCTCCATTAACACTTTCTAAAGGTAAGGCTTGTTTTTCAACCTGTTTTATTTTCACCTCGGCTAATAATACTGATAATTTAATTGTTGTTTCCTTGCCTTCAACAATCTCTTCCTTATCTAATGAGTAGGCAACACTACTAAAAAAGACTTGCTCCCCATTAGTTTCAAACCAAATTCTCTGATCAAAGAGAGTTCTATCTAATATTGATATGAATCCATAGGAACCTATTTTATCTACTATTTTATAGAAAATATCGTAGGCTAAAAGTTCGTTTTATAGGGCAAGCCAGCGGCCTCGTATAGAGCCTGGCTGCGCGTTGCTCCAGGGTATCTACGGCTAAACGCCCCATTGTGTGCCGGTCAGGCCACTTCACAGGTGCCATAAAGCATCGCTTGTCCTAATTTATGGCCAGTACTCCAGGTTAGCAGGTGATTGCGTATCGCATCATTCATGCTTAGTAAGGGGCAAACTTGGGTCCCCAGGGTACGGCTCATAATCCTATAACCTTTCTATCAAAGACTTCCAGGCACTTGGTAAGAGATTTCGGCAGGAAGCCCTGAGATATCAACTCATCCACGATCTCACGCCTACGAGCCTCTGGGAGGGCGTTCCACAGCACTTTTTTGATGGCATCCATCTTCTCTAAGTTCGTACGCTGAGAATAGGTCAGCTCCTTTTCCGCTGCCCACTGGCGCGCCAGGATCCATTTCTTGTAAATTTCCACAAAGCTATCCGTAGACATTGTCTCCATACCCATTTTTCAACCCTCCGTTTTCTAGGCCAATCCCTTGCCAGATACGGTCACCATGACAGTCCCGGCTATCTTTTCCTAGGCCATAATGCTTCATCAATTGGATGGCAAACTTCTTTTTGCTAAGCGCCATCATTCCGCTGTCTTTGCACCAAGATTTATATGTTTCGTATAGGTTATCCTTAGTTATTACGTTTTCTGCGCTTAACTGGCATTTCTCGTCGACAAAACTAAGTACAGAGTTGTTTTCCTTACGATATTCATTAGTTTCTGCCTCAAGGTTGTCTCCGGGATCAAAATAGCCACGTTGCTTTAGCCGGTGGTAGCCTTGCAACATCCACACAAAAATCCCATTACGCTCCTTCAACAGCTTTTCTTTGAGTGCCCGATCCTGCTCAATGTCTGAGAACTGCCTTGTGAGGCGAATTATGATGAGGCGCTTGTAGAAAGCATCGGTCTTATCATTCACTTGCGGCATATTATTCAAGGCAAACACCATCTTGCAGAATGGCCTGAATTTCAACGGATGACCATATTTTCTGTCTGATGTCAGCGTATCCCCAGACACGATGGCCTTGAATTTTGCATCATAAATTGACGATTTGGCATTGGTTTCAATGCTTATGTTGGCCAGCTTGCCGAAGATTTCCGCCACATAATTGGGCTTTACGAGATCTTCCAGGGTTATTGCCGAGTAATTGGCCTGTCCTAGTACATTTTCCACAGAATAAAGCAAAGTTGATTTGCCGTTCCGGCCCTCGCCCAGGAGGAATAGCGCCTTCTCGTATTTGTTTTCTTTGGTAAGGCAAAGCCCAAAGAATTCCTGGATGACTTCGATGCATTTCTTCCGATCTTCCGCTGGCTTGTCTTCAAATATGCCATTTAAAGTATTAAGCCATATCGGGCACTGGCTTTCCGGGAGGTATTCTACCGGCAACTGTATAGTTGAATAATAAGCAGGATCGTGGGGTAAAACCTCGCATATATCAAGGTTAAACATGCCATTCTTGAGGTTTAACAGCGGTGATTCGTTCACTTGTTCTACTTCTATATAAGCCTTACGCTTGAGCGCGGCGATAACTTCGGTGACCTTAAAAGTGGTACAGCCGTGGCCGAGCTTGTCTCCTATCAACTTTTTGATGTAATCGCTGCCTTTTTCCTTGAAATATTGGCCATTGTATTCATAATTGATGTCAGAGCAGAACGCCAGGGTTTTCTCTTTTAATATGGCTTCGGCAATCAGGTTGCAGTTGAAGGATTCCTTGGAGTCTTTGACTTCCGCGATAGTGGCAGGGTAACGGCTTATGCTTTGAGCAATCTTCCTAACAGTGCGCTCTGGGAGCGGTGGCTTGCAGGAATCCTGGTTTATCTTTAGCAGGTGTTGCTCAATCTGATCCTGATCGCAACCGAGCCGGCGCATCTTACCAGCAAGGCTAGCAAGGGTTGAATTGCGCTTTCCTTTCTCAAATACCTGCGGCTGCGTCATATCCAGATCTGGTTTCTTCTCAGATAACATCTCCAACAACCAGTCTGGAGCCTCTACAATAGGATGATTCGACACTTCCCAGGCATAAGGCCTACCATTTACCACGCTAGGAGGCGCTATAATATATCCTCCATCACCGCGAATGTCGATTCCCGGCCTAATTCCGGTCCTGCAACCCACTCCTTCTTCCGGATACTTGAAAAAAAGGTGCCTGCCGCCGCTCCAGGTCAACGATTCTTTGGTGGGTGGCACTAAACCATTCCTCTTTTCAAGCTCAATTAAGGATTCCGCGCCACCTGCCCCGTTTTTAATGTCTATGTCAACGACGAATATCCCGGAGATCTTCCCGGTCACTAGTCCTATGTTGGCATTCGGATGGGCAGCAAAAAGACTTTCCACCGTGGCTGGGTCATTGGAAGCGTCTTTGAACCCATTAGGTGTCAGAGGAACTTTACTGGTGCAGGGGAATACTGCCCATCCTTGCTTAGAGTAATTTATGGCTTCGGTTTTAAACATTTTAATTTTTAATCTTCATTATTTTCATAAATCTTCATATATTATTGTTGTTTCTGATCTATCATCTGATATTAAATCTATTTCGCATTCACTATACCGAAAAGGAAAAACTGAAGTATGTACCTTTGCAGCTGAATATGTTTCTGGATTATCAGCCATCTCGCCAGTTAATACTCCTGGTTCATCAAACCATTCTACCAACGCAAAACCGTCTACTGGAGTTATTCAACCATCAGGTTTGCCTGGTTTAAAATGAACAAGCATTTTTCTGCTGGTAGGCATTATTTGTATAATTCTATACCATCCACAGATACTAGAATATTCCCAAGCTTTCATTTTCCCTCCTTTATTTTTCTTGTTCTACCATGTGCACAAAACATCTCAGCCACATATAACGCCATCTCCTTACGATCCCGGAAGAATACATGGCTGATCTGATAACGGTCATATAATGATAGCAATGTCCGCAACACTTGTATTCCCTGCACCTGGCTGTATGGTGTACCTTTGATGATGTCTTGGGTAGTTCCTTCAATAATAATTATCAGCTCTTTATTGCTCTCTTTCGCCTTCATAAGTTCGCGGCGAAATCGCTTGTATCCCTTGCTTAGCGATCCGAATAGGTCTGGTATGCTCTTACGCTCAAATACGATCCCCGGAACATGGCCATCCTTGTATTTCACCGCATAATCCCCTACTGACAGCGTGGATTTCTCCACGCCATCAACGTAGGGATGCGCAAACTCTAGAGGTAATTGTTCCCGGCTGTCAATCAAGATGATCATAGAGTTACTTTTTTATCTGTCTTTTGGAATTTGGTAAGGTTGTTGCACATTTCTTTGATGGTTTCGCCTTCGCGGTTGACGTATTCGTTTGGTTCCGGCTTGTTGTATGCTTCCACGCTCTTGCCGATGATGTCTGACGGTTCAAACTTGTACACACCTTGTGCATCTTCCTGGATACCGCAGGCCTTGAGGAATCCTTTCAGTTTCCAACGCTTGCCCTTGGCGGTGATTAGGTATACATCTTCCGATGCCCCGGAATCCGGGTGATCCAACGTGGCCACAAACATCTCATTGCCACTCTTGCTCTGACGCGCTTCCATATTAGCCACCAAAAACAAATGCCATCCTTCGTCCAACAAAACTCTTTCGCCCTCTCCTCGCATATCATACTCGAACATAGTTTTTCTCCTTCTTTTGGTAGTTGTGAATTTTTAAACACGCCAAGAATATCTCAAAACAGTCTGCAATTTCCTCCTTTCCCATTTCGTAAATACTATAGGCAATCTTATCTTTGGCAAAAGAAACGATCAGCGCCCGGTCAATATTCGCCTTGTTAACCTCGTTATATAGGTTGACATAGGCCGCTACCTGGTATTTATACTCATCATAAATATCCGGCTTATCCTTCTTCTTGCATTCGGAAGTCTTCCAGTCCAGGGTGGCAGGGATATCGCCAACTCTGGCCCGGCAGTCCATAGTGCCATTAAACTTATGGATTTCCGAGGTAAGCATAATCTCCGACCACTCCAGGATAATCTCTGGGCGCTCCTTGCGGAAAAGCATAAAACTCTTCAGAGCATTGGTGACCTCTTCAGCATATTCTGTATCTACCTTGACTTCATTCTTCAGGATGTAGTTTTCGATGGCTTCGTGAATCTGGACACCCACAATCTTACCTTTCTTACTGGCCGCATCACAGAAGGAGGCAGTATTGTATTTGAACCACATCTCTAGTCCTATCTTCCGCAATACGTTCAATATTTCAGTTACAGAAGAGTACTCGTTAGGATATTGGCGCTTGGCTTGTTTCATTAGTTACTTCTCCTTCCGCACTTATACTGACTGTTTTTATCACAGGAGTGATTTCGGTGATATCTTCGGCCTCTTCAGGGGTGTATGCCGTAATAATATCCGGGCAATAGGAACGACCACCAATCGAAATGGCACGGGCAAACAACATCTGTTTGGTGTAACTCTTCCACACTTCCTTATTCACAATACCAGCCCTGGCGGCATCCTTAATTGTGAATGTAGATTCCCCAATCTTTGTCTGCCCCTCCTTGGTTCTTTCAAAGAAGGATATAATGCACTCTTCATTATCCATCTTGTCTATATGATAATCGTATTTTTGTGATTTCTTGATAGCCGCGGCAATCAACTTAGCCGACATCGCCACCTTGCCATTGACCATATAAAGGTCTGTAATGGCCTGGAGAGGCGTGAGCCCATATTCTTTCCCGGCAATGATCTTCACAACTGCCTGGCATTGCGTCTTCAGATCCGGGAACATCCCACTTTGCACAAAAACCTCCGCAAGGGCCATTGGCTCCTTTAGTGTTTCGATCGTCATTAAGTCTTTAGTTTCCATAAGCCCTCCTTTGTTTTAAAATCTCTATCTCAACCGGAATAACACCTTGTTTAATACCATCAAGTCGATACATCGCTTCGAAATTGAAATCGATAATACGACCCTTTCGCACGAGTCTCTTGGCAGGTCCACGATCGCATACCGTGACGATGACTTCTTTGCCGTTCTTGAGGTTCTTGACCCTAACTTTCGTGCCAAATGGAACATCCCACATTGCCGCCGTGTAGACTCCGACATCTTGCAATCTCCTTCCGTTAGCCATAATTCCGCTCGTGCCTTCCCTGAGACACGATGCTACAGTGTAATAACTCGCAGTGTAAACCGACGTTTGCGCCTTAGCCACTAGCGGACATCCCAGCGCAACCGCAACCACTATTGCCACTAGCTTTACTTTATCCATTTCAACCCTCCTTTGGGTAAAAAAAGACAGGAAGGCGGTTGACAGGTGGATGAGACCTGCTCTGCCCTCACGGACAAAGTTCCTTCCTGCTGTATTTTTATAGTTTGATCTATCCATTCTCAACCCTTTCTCTATAACAAAAAAAGCACCATCAAAAATTGACAGTGCTTTTAATAAATACAAATCTTCCCGACGACATCACAGAGGAAGCATTGAATTTTCTATATGTCTGGTGTTTCATCCGTTTACCCTTTAAAGATATCACCATCATTGGTGATGTGTTTATTTTATCAAATCAGATATTTTTGTCAAGTGTTTTTTTGTAGTAAGATTCCCTCCTCCCTTCGGCTGCCCCAATATGCGAGCCTTCACTTCGGGGGTGATTTTAAGGGCTGGTTGAGATTTTTCGTTAATAGGAACTTTTCCATTTTTTAATTCACGATAATTTCTTATTTTTATCTCCCCCACTTCCCCCCTCGTCAAATCCTTCAATATACTCGGTATCTGGCGGTCGTAGAGGTTCTTAGCCCATTCGCCACCGATTTTGAGGTCTTTAGGGTCAAGAATATAATCATTTCTACCAGATAAACCTTTATTAGACTTTCCTTCATTATTGATTATTTTTTGGGCGACATCTTTACCTAAAAAATTAGGTAATTCTTGAGAAGTCAAAGTTCTCTGTATAGATGGTTCACTCCCTTTAGGGAAAATAGTTACATCATAATTATTACCAACCTTTTCATAATTTATTCTATCTACTTGCTTACTCAAATCATACCTATTAGCCTGCTGTTCCCCAGTTGTCCAAGAGAGATAATCATAGTCCTTCTCTACGGCTTCTTTGAGGGCACGCTTTAAGTCAACCTCAATATACTTACCTTTAGCCCACGGATGTCCTTGCGATTTATCTAAGTTCCTGTTCTTTTGGACTTCTTCTATAAACAATACCTTTTTATTATTAGAGGTAGTTCTGTCGTTTACCCTTAGCCAAGTTGCAGAGTCATCAAAGTGATGGGCTTCTGGCTCTACCTTATAATCTGGGTGTTTTAATACTATCTCCCTATAATTCTCACCACCTGGCTCTTGGTATTGGGAGAATTTGGTTTTATCAACATAATACTCTTTTTTCAACCTATCAACATTTCTTTTTAATTCCTCAAATTTTAATCTTTGATTTGGTGTTAATTCCGCATATCTTTGACTCATATTAAGAGGGGTTCCGGAAGTTAATTCTCTAACATAATCATTATATTCTTGAGTTGCTTTATTATGGGCTTCAACCCTTTTAGTTTCTTCTGCTTGAGATATTTTCCCCTTAACCACTTCCTCTGTCTGTGCTAACTCCGAGGCAAAGTCACCCCACTTCTTGCCAGCCTGTTCCACTTTGGATACCTGACCACCTTGCAGGATGCCATAGTTACCGTCCTTGACGATAGCCTTGCCGGTCTTGGTGTCCTGATAGATAAATATAGACTCACCCTTCTTATAGTTCTTGGTGTTGCCAAATATATCCTTGACGGTGATGTCGTTGGACAGAGTGACACCCTTGTTGGTGTCAATGTTCATAGACTTTAATTGATTTAAAGTCTGTGGGGTAAGTTCGTGGGCTACTCCCCCTGCTTTTGGTTGAGTTCCTGTAGTATCAGGGGCATTTCGGGGGCTTCCATAAAAGGGGCTTCCGCAGAGCGTCCACCTCCTGTTTCTTGAGGCCATCCACTTCTTTCGCTTCTTGCTATTCGTCCTGCTTCTGCACTAATTACGTCGTTTAGAGTCTTCAGATTGGTGTGGTGCTCTATCTTTCTGAACATTTTATCTATTACTTTTCCTGTATCCTGATTGGATTTTAGAAGACTAGCGGCTATTTTGGATCCTGCTCCAAGAAGAATATCGGAGGGCGATTTACTAACTACTCCCTTAACTATTTCTGCTAAGGATAGGGTAGAAATGGTATCTACTAGTCCTGCTCTCTGAGGATTAGCCCCTTCATATCTTCTTGCCACTTTCGACATTGCCTTCTCTAATTCAATAAGTGCACCATACTCTCGCCTAACTTTACTCCAGTCTTTGCCTGCAGTAGTCTCAAGTGAATCTAAGAACCTTTCACTAGTGCTTCTTACTGCATCTGCCATAAGTCCCCAAGCTGCTTTTCCGCCGCTAGGAACAGTCTGGTCTTTGAAGTTCGCATTTGCTTGCTTAAGAAGTGCATCCACCTCTTCCATACTCAAAGCCTTCTTTCTATTGAGAAAGCTTTTTAGCTTTAGAATTTTATTAGACATCGTCTCGTCCGTCTTTAATGCAATCTGCACGTCTTTTCGAGATAGCATTCCATTAAAAACATCCATAATGTCAGAAACAGGAATCTTGAACGCTGTCTGTTTCCCCAATCTACCAGTAACAGGATCAACTGCACCCATGTCCTGATATGTAGCTGCCTCTTCAAGCTCTCTCATCTTTTCAAACTTTTGTTTCTTCAGTTGAGATATCGCCTCCAAGACTTGGAAAGGATCTTTTGGGGTCCCCTGCACTCTGTTTCCATTTTCATCAGAGAGTATCAAATTATCCTTATTATTGAATATCTCCATTATGGCAGAACCAATCTTTTCCTTGTAATTTTTAATTTTACTTGCTGACGTAAGATTGGCTGGCGAATGTATCTTTAACTTGTTTATTCCTTCGCGAATAGAATTCTGTATATTTATAATCTGTTGTTTTGGATTAAGAACATTTCTCTTCATTGGAAATGCTGCCATTTGTCCGCCAGAAACCAATGTATTGATAAGTTTATCTTCTGGAGTTTCGGCTGGCATCAAATATCCTAAAGTTGCTCCGCCAAGTGCGCTACCTATTCTCTCTGCGCCAGGTATTTGCTTGGGAATTAGTTGAGCTCCAAGTTTTCCTGCTCCCATGCTAAGCAATGTTCCTATTTCGGCCTGAGCTATAGCTTCTGGAATAGACTCTTTGTATGCAGATGCCCTTCCTGCAGCATGTAAACCAGCACCTCCCAACAAAGATATTGCATTAACTAAAGATTTCCCGGCACCTAAAATAGCAGATAATCCTCCCGAAGCTGCTGCGGCTGGCATAAATCCAGCCATAGATCCGGCAGCAGATCCTATTGCTCCAGCGAGTTTTTCCGAAGCCGTCATGTTAGGTTGAGTTGCAAAATCTGACAACGATTGCTTAACAGTCTCTATTGGCACAGGATTCCAACCTTGACCTCTTGCAAAAGAAGATAATCCTGTTCCGAGCTGCCCTAATCTTGCTCCAAAAGGAACTTCTTTTAATCCGGAGGCCAAAAGCGTATCTATTTCTGGAGTGGCGAAGGAGGTCAGCATTCTCTTGTTGTAAGCAGCCATGTTCTCTGGAGACTCTCCTACAACAACTGCCAACCTCTTTGCGTCTTCGTCGCTATGTCCCATCTCTTTGTAATACTGGTAGGCAGTAGGATCTACTTGTCCAGGTTGTCCTTGAGGCAAAGAAGAAGTAGGTTCTTCTTGAGCAAGCAATTCCTCAGTAGATATTGTTCTTTTCTGTGGTTCGTCTTTAAATAGTTCTTCAGTAGATATAGTAGGCATTTAATAGCTCCATTGTCCATTACCTTCATAAGTATAGGTTGTTCCACCTTTTTTCATGGTTTGACCTATCCGAAACTCATCCTTGCCACTATTTGTTTGCGATTGCTCAGGCAGTCTATTCCAGTAAGCATTTCCCTCCGATGCTCCTACAGGAGCTCCAGACATAATTGCAGTCCTTCTAATTCTCAGGTTTACTCCCAGTTGATCTAATGCAGCATCGAGCTGTCCGCTACCGTAAGCTGGATCCAATATCTCGTCTGCCAATCTAAACGATGCTTCGGTTGGAGCATAGCCACCATTAAACGCTTGCGCCAATTCGTCTCTCATTGTATTCATCTGCGTTACATATCGAGTCACTATTTTGACTTGATCTTCGCCTAAATTCTTCATTGCTCCAGGTCTTAAGGATATTCCATTTATCCTAGACTTCACTATTAACGAATTTGCAGGTTTGAACCCTACTCTTTCAAATTCAGCACTAAGTTCTTTTAATGGCTCTATTCCTCCCTCAACTGATTCTATTGTCTGTCTTAATCTTTGCTGTTGAGGAGAATTCAATGCTGATATCGACTTCTTAGCTGCTTCCCAATCAAGCGCAGCCTTTGAAAGATTGAATCCCTTATCTGCTAAGGCTTTTCTTACTGCCCCAGAATAACCATAGAGTCTTCCAAGATCAGGCGGTTGATTCCCTTCAATTATGGCGTCAGCAATAGTTTCTGCGTAAGCCATCTTCTGTTGCTCTGCTGCAACTCTGGACGAGTATTTGGCCTTCATCTCCAACTCTTTTCCAAGTTGATTAAGTTCTGTAGGGTCGTTGTAGAATGTTGCCTTAGCTACTTTTGCTTGCGGAGTAACTTCTCCAAAGAGCACTTTATCTATTAACCCTTGTCCTATCCTTGCTCCAAGAGTTCCACCAAGATAGGATTGCCAACCAGCTTTTTGATTTGACAAATCAATCGGCTTACCAACCATGCCATATCCTAAAGACTGCATAAAGTTAGATAGACCTGAGCCAACTCCTCGATTAGGTGTCAACTGAGTCGGAGCCTGCAATCCTGTTGGCTGAGCTACGACCGAAGATAATTTATTTGTTGTTGGACTAATTGTCGGAGCAGCAACTGTATCGATTGATAAATTTCTTAATCTTTCTTCCAAATCACTTAATAAGGCCATTGCATACCTCCTAATATTTGCCTTCTCCTAATTTCTTCAAGTGCAGGAGATTGTATATAAGGAGAACCCCCTCCTGTCATAGGTGCAATAGGTGCTTCTGAGAGTTGCACTCCAGGGAAATTCACCCCACCTGATTCTATTGGTTGTGCCTCTTGATTATTTCCACGAAGAGAACTCATAGCAGCAAGACCAAGTTGAGCCTTATCCATACTGCTTAGTCCAGAGAAGAAACCTTTCTTGGCAGTTTCCTTTGCCACTGCTTTCCCAAGGGTAGGCAATGTAACATTAGGCAAACTTGCACCTGCGGCCTGACTTACTGCAGAACCTATAGCCCCAGAACCTGCCAAATTAGAGGCCTGCGTTGCAATCGATGGCGCAATAGAGGTGGCAGGAAATAACATTGAACCAAGTCCTCCAGTTAGTCCTCCGAGTGCTGCGGAAATTCCTATCTTTTTCCCTTTATTCTTCTTATCACCAGAAGATCCAAGAGCGCCCAATCCTGCTCCTATGCCTGCTCCTATTAATATCGGTATAAATGGGAATGCCATATTTTCTCCTTATCCAAATAACCCGAAGAAACCACCAGATCTCTGTTGAGGCGGAATAAATCCAAGCGGTCTTGAGGCTGCTGCATAGGTTCCATACCCCTGTTGTGCGAAGTTCATCGCACTCTGCGGAGTGAAGGTCGAAGTATAATTTGGAGTCTGAGGTTGAACAGGTTGAGTTAGCGGCTGCCTCCCAGATAAACTCAATCCCAGATCACGATAATATTTCTGCTGGTTAAACAACTGATTCTGCATATTGCGAGATACATACTCTGCGCCAATCGGAGAGCCGGCATTGGTTCCGAGTTGTGCGTTGAGATCAGAAATATATTGCTGCCTCATCCAGTCAGGCATAGTTGTTGCAGTCATACCTGTAAGCGCCTGGTTAGCCATAGTCTCCTGGAGCTGCGAGGTACCGGGATAGAGGACTTCCTGGCCTGATTTATAAACCTGTGCTAGCGGTGTAGCATACTGCTGGGCTAACGCTAACTGTTGGGCTGCTTCTAGCGGTGCTTGCCTTTGCTGTTCCGCAAAGACGGTAGGCATGCTCGCTACCCAGGCTTTGATGGCTTCTGCGGTGGTTGGCTGGGGCGGAGCTGTGGCAGCGACTACCTGGGGTTGCGGCTGTGGTTCACCCTTCCACCTCTTCGTCAAACAATCGTGTGGGTTATGGCTCTTATAATGCCAGTGAGCCTTCGTAAAGTTGCCTATCATATTTTTCTCCTTAGTAGACTTGACACTTTGAATCTTTTATTTTTCGGCCATCGATCGCTGCCGTCTTCATTGTAATCTCTGTTCCACTCCAGATATTTAACAGGCCAGATCTTAAGGCCTTCTTTCAGGAACTGCTTCATTAAGCCCTGGTTCCTATGGTCTTCCCTGATCACCAGGTCCCTTATCGTGCAGACTTCCTGGTCCGGGGAAATATCCCAGAGGACTACTGCGAATATACCGCTTCCTGTATCCATCAGGATCTTGCACGTTTTATAATCGTAATGCTGCTGTACTCTCTCTAGAAGATTGTCCCTGTTTTTATAAGTAGAATGTGCCATTATGAAATCTACCGCTTTTTCTACGGTTTCGTTTACGGTAATTACGCCCATTCCGGCGCTCCTCCTGCTCCTACTGTCATTACCTGTCCTGTCGTTCCTATCGGGACGCGATACCAAGCGTCTATCTCCGCATCACCTTTATAATAGACCATATCTCCGGTGGTTGCGTTGGAGATGATCCACTTGGCACTTTCTATGAGCGTATGCAACTTTGCATTCGTCAACTGCTCCGTAGCGCCGAAGGTGTAGCCCTTCCTGAGTATCCTTGATTTAACGAACACTACAACCGTAGCCGATTCCTGTGTCAATGTCAGCGCTATCGCTGTAACGCTGACATTAGGGCTTAAAGCTACCGAAGGATCCTCTAAGGTAGCTAATAACTCTAAGACATCTGCAGTATAAGCGTCCATATCACTCCGATATGTCGGGTCAAATTGGGTCAGAGTGAGAGGAAGGACGGTGGTGGTATAATCGTCCATATCGCTTCGATAGGTTGGGTCTAACTCCGTTAATGTCAAATCAAGCTGTGCCGGAGAGATATTCGGACTCAAGATTATATTAGGCGCATGTATGGTAAGAGCTAATATCTCTTCGGATCCTATCGTATAAGAGGCCCTGTATAGCACACTTTTTAGAGATGTGGATAGCAGGATATCTGAAACAGAACAATTTGCATCGGAGCGGTATGTCCGAGGCTTTAAGGTCAGATTCAGAGCAAACGCGTCAGGAGAGACATCTACGTTTATCTGGTCAAGTGTGTAAAAATTATCTAAATAAAAAGTATTCGCCATTATGCGTCCGCGTTAATCACGGTTATCTGTATCTGGTCAATCGCTTGCCTATCAACAGCAGCTACGCCAGAAATATCGGTCTGGACGGTAGTCCAGGTATTAGCGCTTGCCAAACTTGGAGTATACTCCATGACTGTGTGTGAAGCGTAAGCTCGTGAAGGGGGAGTAAAATTGGAAGTCCAGCGGGCTATGCCTTTTGAAACGCGCAGTCCGTCTATCCAACCGTTGAAATAATATTCCCCTATTCCAGCATCATCTCCAATATACAAGACAGTTGCCAAATCGGGGATTGCATAACTCCCTATTGCTGTTCCTTCTACCGTCCCAGTGCTATCGCCATTAACATATAACTTTACAGACGTTCCGTTTCTAACTAATGCGATATGATACCAAGTATTGACCACAAAACCCGCATTAGAAATATAGTAATCAGCTTTATAAACTCCACCAATTCTAACAACAAAATTCAAACCGCAATTTCCACCTGCGTTATATTGATATAATATCCAATAATTATTGCTATCAACATATTGCCCTACTAATCCCATATCTCCATTACTTCCAGGAAAGGCATTTATTCTAATCCACATATCTATAGTAAAATTACCATCACCAAAATCCCAATCTGCATTATCCGCATAGGTTACGTAATCACTGTCGCCGTCAAGGAGGAGTGAAGAACCTCCGAATTTACTTTGTGCAGTATCAATTTGGGTTGTTCCGACATAAGTAGGAGCCTTGTCATCCCCTAAGTTCCTGCTATCCCCTCCGCAAGAGTCATATGTCGCGGTCGCCGCGTCCGCTCCTTCGAATTGCAACAAGAGAGCGGTGTATTGATCAGGAATATGTGGAAGAGTAGGGGGAATGAAATTAGCGGACCAGCGAGCCACACCTTTAGAGATGCGGAGTTCGTCTATCCAACCGTTAAGATAATTTCCTGACGCTATTTGCCCGATATCTAAAACCGCAGCAACATTTCCGGTATTATTTGTGCCAAATGCGGTTGTTTCAGTAAGAGTTTGACTTACCCCGTCTATAAATACCTTTGCGGTAGTCGTAGTCCTTTCAAAAGCAACATGATACCATATATTAGCGGCTACAGACCACGCGGAAGACATGAGGTATTCAGCGACCGATACATCTCCAGGGGCTGTAAAGGAAAGGCGTAATTTATGATTGGCGTCTTTTACCAGATACCAACTACTTGTGCCGCTTTCATATTGACCAACGAATGATTGAGCACCAGTTATATTGCTAAATCTTACCCAAAAGTCGACAGTAAAATCCCCCGTTCCAAAACTCCAATCCGCGTGGTCTGGCGTGGTTAAATAATCACTGTTACCATCCAGTACTAAACTCGCAGAACCAAACTTCTTCTGCGCTGTGTCTAATTGTGCCGTTCCTACAAAAGTCATAGCCTTCGGGACGTTCCCATCCAAACCTCCCCCGTGTATCAGAAGCTTGGTATAACTATCCGTAGGATAAGGGTTGTTTCTCAACCCCACAGTGAGATTCGAACCGGTGCGGGAGGCGCGAACATCGAAATACTGGGTTAGCTGTCCGGAGAGGTTGATTGCGGGAGACACGCTACGAGTAAGATTCTTCGATAGGCTTGTTGTAGCCTGAGCAACCCCCTTCATAGAATAACTTCCCTGTGTCTTGAGAGACGCCTCGGAGTAGACCTGTAAAGCACTAGCATCGTTAGTGACATACGCGGCTTGCGCGTTTGCGTCAGAACTATACTCAAAATAGTCAAGCTCAGTAGTTGCCATTAGGCTAAGGTGATTATCCCGTCAGAATCCCAGATAATCGTGAATGTTCCGCTTGATACTGTCTTCGCTCCGCCAAAATCGATAGAGCAGATCAGCGAATTGGTATTCGTCGAATCCCAGATTACCGCATGGTAAGCAGTCCAAGTCGCTGAAGTCCACGACTTATCGGTTGCGTCCCATTTCGTAGTGGCGGCTATGGTTACCGCTTGGCCTGCCAGAAGGTTGCTTGCATCTGCGCCTTGTGTATATCCTCCGGTTGCAGCTAACTCGTTAGAGGTCGTATAGACCGTGTCTGAAGCAGTAAAAGAATGGTTGTTGTCATACAGAGTCACATAAATAGAATCTCCACCATCCCCGATATCAACTTGCTTTTCCATCAGATCGCCCTTGAAACAATTATAAATGCCTGAAGCCACGGTACACCTCCGTTTTTATTTACATCTTCCTTTGTAGTTATCTGTCAATTTATGACAGTCGTAAACCCCAGTAGGCACTACTTCTCCTTTTCGTTAGTCTTGCCCTTTATGATTAAGTAGGGGATATGGATTTCGCAGTCTATCCTCCCGTCAGGGTGCTCTATCTGCTTTGAAGTGCACTTGATATTTCCATTCTCGTCAGTCTCAACAACTTTATTCCCTATCTGTACGTATGGCATATTCTCCTTTCTACGGCGATACCCATTCCGGGGCGTCTTCTGTGGCATTGACCGTAAGTTGCTGGCCGCTAGTCCCGATAGGAAGGCGTACCCAGTCAGTCCCGTTGTAATAGATTATATCTCCAGCTGTCTGTCCTACAATGCCCCAATCAGCGAGATCAACAAGCTCATGCAGTTTAGTGGCTGTTACCAGCTCCGTAACACCGAATGAAAAACCTCTTGTTATGAATATCGCCATTTATTCTCCTTTTACCATTCTACAAGACAAACACCATTTGCTCCTGCTCCACCTACCCTATTATATCCACCATAACCACCGCCACTACCACCACCACCATAACCAGTTGCGTTATTTCCGACAGTATCTTGGTCAACACCTACTGCTCCCATTCCAAAAGGATTCCCGCCGCCACCGCCACTATGTCCAGTATCTCCATATTTACCATTTCCACCATTTCCACCTGTCGTAGTTTGTCCTCCAGCTGTTCCTACGGATATACCAGCGTTTCCTCCGTTCATATTTCCTACTCCACCTGCTCCACCAGTAGCATCTGCTCCTCCACCATAACCATTTTCTCCGCCTGTTCCTCCTAAAGCACTCAACGTATAATCAGCTCCTACAATTGAAGTAGTGCCACCATTACCGCCATCACCACTTCCTGCAAAAGTTCCACCAGCACCACCTGATCCCACAGTAACGGTATAGGCTGTTTCTGCTATTACTCTTAGTCTCATCTTTACCCCATAAGCACCAGCACCACCGCCAGCACCGCCGCCGTTTGCGTGTCCTGAACCCCCTCCACCGCCGCCACCTACCATTGAAACCCAAATATTTGTAACTCCAGCAGGAGCAGTAAATGTTCCAGAAGAAGTAAATAGTTGTTTTCCCAATCCTTCTCCCCAACTGGAAGTAGATCCATTAGTTGTCAAAAACTTACCAGAATTTCCAGTCTGAGAAGGCAAAAGAGCATCTATTGCAGTCTGAGCCGTAGTCTGGCCAGTGCCACCATTGGCTATTGGTAAAACTCCAGTAACGCCATTGGCGAGATTGACCTGATCCCACTGTGGGATATTGCTTGCTCCGGTATTCGCTAAATAACGGGTAGCGGTAGTTGACCTTGCTAATCTTGCCCATACATTTGTAGCGGAGGCATAGAGTATATCTCCAAGAGCGCATGCCCCAAGGCCAGTGCTGCCATTAGCAACAGGAAGTATTCCAGCTGACGGGGTAACGTTACCAAGACCGGTAAGATTTCCGCCATCTATCGTACCGCCTGCTATCTTATCAAAGTCTATATTCGCTCCGTCCGATATGTCGGCATTGACTATGCCGGATATAACTGCGTCATCAACCAACGCATGTAACTTTGCATTCGTGACTTGCTCCGTAGAACCGAAAGTATAGCCGCGGCTAATTACTGCACACATTTTTTTCTACCTTTCACTATGAGCCATTTTTCATAAGCTCCACTAATTTAAGTTCCGCATCCACGAACCGCTTGAAATGGTCTTCTAAGCTGGTGACGGTGCAGTAGTCGGTCATATTGGTATTCCCATTATAAACTTCGTTCAGTATCCAGTCTTTACCTTTCCATCTGAACTTCAGGGTAAAGGTCTTGAAGGTATTGTCTTCGTTCAATTCATAATTTATCCAGATCTCCGGTTTGAATCCGTAAGCTGCATAGAACAACTCTTCCCTGATTTTATCGCGTAGATATGTCATAGGTCCTCGTTTGCTGATAGATAGGTTACAACAGCACGGCTAAAGAATTTGATATCATCGCTACCGTTGAAATCGTTATGCTGGATCTTGAGCTGCAAAGTGAACCAAGGGCCGTAAGGTTCCAGATGGAACACCTTCCTGATCCTGCCCACATCAGCCAGATTGAACGGTAGATTTATAGGCAATCTTGGGAGGCTTCCTTGTAGGTTAAAAGTACCCAAGAGAACATAGGGGTTAGAATCGAAAGCACCGTAGACGCTTACATCGTAATCCCCGGTAGCAGCAGCCTCTATCCTAACATATCCGCCTGACTTCCTGAGTAGGGGAGCCTGCATATCATCCGCCCTGCCTTCTTCCTGGTAGTTTATAGCAGTCCCTACGTTGACTATATGCGTCCCGCTCTGCGATCCGCTTGTAGTTATAGCAGATCCGCCCGATGTGGCTGAAAGCCTGAAGGTATCAGCGTCAACATAGATAACATAGTAGGTGGTGTCTTCGGCAAGTCCGGAAGGAAGCGTTCCGGTTGTGGACAGCCTTATAGCCTGATTATCAAGTAAGCAATGCCCAACAAAAGTGCAAAGGGCAGAAGCTCCTATCTCGATAGTGGTATCTGTCTTGTTGGTAGATTCGTCCCTCTGGCCATTGAATGCGCGGTACACCTTCTTCTTGACGTGCCTTCCGTAATAAAGCCTTTCCTCTCCCTCGACTTTGTATTTAGCGAAGCATCTCGGATACCAACCTTGGATTACCGTGAACGACTGCGTAGGAAGGTAATATATCCAAGTGTCAAATGTGTTCGCTCCGGTAGGAACAGCTATCACTATCTTATTGTCAAAATACTCCATGCAGAGCCTTGAAATGAAATTGAAATCTATCCTATCAAATTCATCCTTCATAAAATAGGAGATAGGATTATCTGTACCGGCTTGCAACTTATCCTGTATGGTTCTCTTCAAAGCTCTAAAACCGTCCTGGGCAAAGTAGTAAATATCGTCTCCGGCATTTACCCAAGCTTTCTTCGATACCACCCCGCGGTTAGTGACTAAGGGCTGAGGCTTATCGGTAGCGGGATCAGGTACCACAGAAGGAGCAAGACCCCAGATAGCCTCTTTTCCCATAATTACCATACCAGTATCGCGGGTGGGGACGATGCCCCTCTCTTCACCTACAGGGATACGGAATACATTGGTAGTCTGGTCGAACTTTCCTTCGTAGGTGGACTGGTAGGCGTCAGAGAAACCTAATAGATCATCTTTGAGATACCATACCCTGTTCCCATACCAGGCCATAACGGTAGTAAGTGGCATATTCTCGTTAGTGGAAGGATCTCCGAGATCGTCCTCTGTGCCATCGCTGATGTAGGCTTTGGCATTATCTATGCCGTTCTGGACTATGATGCAGTCATCAGGTGATATGCCGGACATCTTGGCTGAGATTATCCCCACCTCAGTAGCGCCGGTTGTCGGGGTGTCAATTGATGCCCAACTTCCGCTTCCTTCCCATTTCTCAAGGTCTGTGTCGCTATATCGTATCAGCTGGTCAACTCCGCCCTGTATGGAGAAGTTATGCAAAGCAAGGATGGTATCAGTTGAGGTGTTGTCATCACCTGCAAGGGAAGAGCCAAGCCTTTTGGAAGTCTGCCCTTTAGTCGAGATGTCTATGTTATACAGCACTACCGCCTGATTATCCCCTATCGAGGTGGCGTTGTTCCGCGAGTTTATCCCACTACTGAGATCACTTCTTGTTCCGCTCAGCGCCTGATCATCAGGAGTATTATAAGTAGGTCTAGAGACTATCATATGATTGCCACCCTGTGAAAGGAGAAGGATACTCGTATGGGTCTCTGCCCGGGATCCACTGGTAAAGCTGGTTAGGCATAGAGTTCTCCTGTGCAATGCGTTTCCCTAATTCGTATTCATACTTCTGGAGCATATCTGCAGCCTTGGAATACTGTTTCTTGTAAAGCAATCCGTCAGATACCGCTCCATAGATGAGGATATCCTCTATATCACGAATCTCTGGTGAAGTATATATCTCATAGGTCTCGGTTCCACCGGGACACAGATCGCTTGTAAGGCTAAGCTGTGTCTCGCTGTCAACGCTTAACACAATACCGTAAGTCAAAGCCGAAGTATTCTTGATGCGCATTCCAGCTTCAACTCCGCTCGTAATGAACGTAGCTCCGCTGTCGATAACCTTGGAGAGGGTATCGGTAGTACAAGTACCGGTTACGGAAATAAGGTCTTTAATCTTTTTCCTATATGGCAGAGCTATAGTATGGACCGCTCCCGGAAGGGGGTCGAGAGTGATAGTCCCATAACCGGTACCAGCAGAATTAAGCTCACTCCTATTGATATAATATCGGGTTGAAGATCCTCCAACACAGATTGAACCTCCGGAATACGCTGCAGCCCTCTCCTCCCACCATAACCTTTCATTATAGCGGGTAAGCCTGAAACCGTCCGTAATATCCGCGCAGTTTAGTTCCTGATCGAAATCCACCGGCAGATCATAAGACGGTCTGGATATGAAGGTATATTGCACAGTTGTCCCGTCAGTTGAGAAATCCACCGCTGCCCCGCCTTTAGTCGAAGCAACCTGGAAAGTATTAGTAGCTACTGTAATCAAATAGTAGTTAGTGCTTGCAGAGATGCCGGTAGGCAGAGTAGTTGCAGAAAACTGTATTATATCCCCCTGCTTCAAACCATGAGACAGGTCAGTAAAAGTGTCAGTAGAGTTGTCGCAGACAACATCCTGAGCGCTTCCCCTGATGACTGTGGCGAAAGTGTAGTCATTATGTATGACATCCGACCAGTTGTATCTGCGCCAGACATCATGGTACTTGTCGTTTATCCACTGTCCTGCCAAAGTCTGGAATGCTGCGCTTGTATCGCTCTCGCACATGTTCCCGACTTGGGTTATCATCTGTGTGAAGGTCTTCATATATCTCCTACTTCCCTGTTAAAGCCAATCCAGTGATTATCACAATATTAAAGAGGACAAACACTGTCAGCCGGGTCGCCCAGTTAGCAGCCTTCTTGGGAAGGAACCTACTCCAGAACCTTCCAAGGGCTGAACCTTTATCAGTGGGATCCGGCATACCGTATCCTATAGAAACAATGCCCCATAAAGGAAGCATAAGTAACAATAACCATAGACTAGTAAATGACAATGAAACCGAAACAACAAAAGGTACGCCTAATCGCCTGACCATCTTAGGCCCGGATCCTCCTATTGCCCAGAGTATACCAGATATTGCTCCGGGGATAGCAGCCATCCAGCTTAAGCAAGGCCAGGTGCATGCGCCATATATGAAGCCTACCAAGATCTCTTCAGGATTTAATATCATCTTATCTCCTCTTATAAATTGTCCATTTTTATTTCTCATATTCACCAACGAAATAATATACGCAAACCACAATAATCAATCCCATCTGGTGTCTTGAACTTGCCGAACCGCAAGTTAATCAATATCTTCAGCCACAAGGGCAGCTCCCCAGTCTTGGAGTAGCGCTCCAGTATGCGAAGCGCGACTCTCAAGAGCAAGGGGCATTTTAGTTTGGGCGTTTTACCGCATCCGTCCCATATTTGTTCAAGGCAATATACTTACCGATAAACTTAACTATCGGCAAAAGCACATTGTCGTCCGACAAAGTCGGAGTGAGCTTGACTATGATAGAAGCGACACCTATGATAGCCGCGATCAATTCTGCGTATTTCGCCCAATTCTGTATGATATTCTCAACCATTGTATCCTCCTTTTATCCGTTGAACTCTCTCTTTAACTCACTATATAAAGGGATATTTCTATCCTCTTGTCTTTTGCTCTGGATTGCCCAATCGCAGTTAGATTCCAGGCATATTATAACGCATCCGTCCCTTGCCAAAAGCAGCGAATTGCATTTCGGGCATTTCCTGACTCTTCTCTCTTCATTCATTACTTCCAGCCTAAGTGGGCGATAAGAATACCAAAGGTGATACCGAGAGCGCCCCACAAAAGCTTGGTAGTAAATTTCGCATTCTTGTACATCTCCCCGCGTTCCTTGCAGGGTAGTAATTCAACCTTCGTATTGATCTTGTCTATCTTGTCACAAAGTAGTTTGCGATACTCTGTGGTCGTTGACATCCAGTTCTCAACGCGCTCAGACAAGACTTTTATCTCAGTTTCAAGGTTGCTCATTTTGTCCTCTTATTGATATAACGCTACAACGTCAATATGTAAATCATGTGAAGAATTACCTGACATTGTATGGTAGAACCTTACCCTTACATCTCCAGCATCTGCACCAGTTCCTATATAATCAGTATCGCTTGGAACGATGAAATCATAGCTATCAAGTATATACCCGTTAGCGGTAGTTACGTCTGCTACACCATTCTGTACAGCATTAAATGTGTTCCAAGCAGTAGTATTGAAGTTATAGAGCTGTATTGCAACTGCGTGAGTATCCGAACCCTCGTAAACCGCCTTTATCTGCACCCAGTTAAATTTCGTGATAGAAATAAATTCCACGACTAAGTCAATTCCGGGTGTGGCAGCGGCTTCGGTAATATCGTAGAAGTTCCCGTCACCGAAAGTTTGTAGATCCGTAACAGTATCAGTGCTTGTCCCTGCAGTAAGCGTAACGTTATCCGCGGCTTTCTTTGTTCCCAACATAAAATCAGCCTGTCTATACTTCCCAAGAATAGGATCATATTTATTGGAAGACATAGTATTCCCTTTAGTACGTCACAGTTACAGTAGTGACATAACCCGATACGGCTACAGTCTTTTGAGCTACCCTATTATTATTTTTATAATAGGTGATCGTGACATTAGCCGCATCGGATTCGTCAATGACTTCTTTGTCATGTACTGGTATAGGAATTTCTTCGCTTATGTTATACCGAGTTACTGACATATGTTATACAGGTATTTCTTCCCAAGTAACGGAATAACCGCAATACAGGGTCGTACCGACACCAGGCCATAGCGGAACCCATCCGGTTCCCGGAGGAAGAATTATATCCCCGTCAATATATTCAATCGTCTTGACAAGCGTAGGTGCAGCAGCAGCAGTTGCTGTCTGGCTGAAGTCAGCAAACCTGATATTTACAGGAGCTGAACCGCCAGTCAAAGCTGTCCCTGCCAATACGCAAATACCCCTTGCCACCGTAGCAGTCGCCATACCTACGTTGTTACAAGCCATCACGCCATTAGTAAGGGTTGTAGCAATCGTAGGGGCTGTTGCTATGCCAGCGTGAATGATACCGCCAGCCGTAGGTGTACCTGAAACTATCGCTACAGCAAACTTCAATAGCGAAAGGTTCTTGCCCGAACCATTCGGATTCCAGAGCGCAAACTGCGTAGACGCTCCCGCTGCCGCTGCCCAAATCTGTCCTGCCGTTGGCGTAGTTGACGCTGTTGAAGTCATCGCCATAGAGAACACACTACCCCTTGATGTCGCCTCATAATACCTTCCCTGACCATCTGCTGTAATTAAACTACCAACTCTCGACGCTCTCGCGGGAGCCACTGTCCCGTCTGCAAGTGTCGTTGCACCACTTCTGATTTCTGCTAACATTTTACTTC